GGACTTTTAATATATCATTTTGCAAATTCAATGGATAATGTTATATTTTTGGAAAATACACATTGGATAAATAATAATTCAAAAGAATATAAATATTATGATAATAAAGTTGGCAAAGTTATTATAAGTGATGCAGTTGATATTGCTGTTATTAAAAATGAAGAATATGATTTTGTATTTGCATCACATGTTTTAGAACATATAGCAAATCCATTAAAAGCAGTTGCTGAATGGTTAAGAATAATTAAAAAAGATGATTATATTATTATTATTGTTCCTGAAAAATCAATATGTTTTGATCATAAACGAGAATATTCTAAATTTTCAACATTATTATCTCAATATCAAAAAAATGTTGGAGAAGATGATTTATCAACATTAAAAGAAATTTTAACAAATCATGATTTAGATAAAGATACACAAGCAGGAACATTTGTAGAATTTACAAAAAGAAGTTTAGATAATTATAATAATAGATGTCTTCATCATTATGTTTATAATGATGATTTATTATTAGAAATATGCAGTTATTTTAATTGTTTATTTATATGTAAAGATACTGTTGGTATTAATATATGGTTTATAATGAAAAAACAGTAATTATATATAAAAAGATAATAATTATTATTTTTATTAATGAAAACATTAGTATTATTTGTATTTCATGAATATAATGAACGTGTTAAAAGTTTTATTGAAAAAGCAATATTTAAAGATGATAATATAGATTTTATGATTATTTGTAATAATTTATATTATAAAATAGAAAATTTACCAGATTATGTTATATATATTAATAGAAATAATATTGGATTTGATTTTGGAGGTTGGAGTCATGGACTTTTAACTAATGATTTTTATAAAAATTATGATACTTATATTTGTATTAATTCTTCAGTAGTAGGTCCATATTTACCTGAAAATTATAATGGTAAATGGACAGATTTTTTCATTAATGGTTTAAAAAATAATGTAAAATTATTTGGAAGTTCTATAAATAAAGATTTTTATCCTCATGTTCAAAGTTTTATTTTTAGTTTAAAAAAAGAAACATTAGAATTTTTAATAAAATATAAAATATTTAGTTTAACAAATCATTATGATACATTATGGAATACTATAATACATAAAGAATTATTAATGTCTAATTTAATAATTCAAAATAAATGGAATATTGGATGTTTAGTGCCTTATTATAAAGATATTGATTTTGTTAAATTAATTGAAAATAATAATGTTGAAAATACTATGATTAATGGACATTTACAATATAAATCTGATATTATGTATAATGAATTTTATAAGAAATATTGGGTAGAAACAGATGTCATATTTTTTAAAGGTAATCGAAATATTGTTTTGAAATAAGATTATTTAAATTTTTCAAATTTAATTTTATCTTTCATATTATTTTTAATTATAGATGTTGATATAATATGTCCGATTGGAACTTTAGAAAATAAGATATTATTATCAATAAAATGTTTAAACCATTCATATTCTGTTTTTTTTTCATTTATTGCATAGTTAATTCTATACAATTTTTTTAATCCACCTAAATGTTCCCATATTTCATTTTGAATTTTACGTATTTCAGGAGGTATTATAACATCATTATTTAAATACCCTGCTTGATAATCATTATAATTAAATTTAAAATAAGGATTATTATTTAAAGATGAATTAAATTTCATAAAATTAAAGAAAATTTTAATATAATCTTCAAAAAACCAACTTTTAATTTTTTCTGATAATTTACTACTAATCCCATAATCCCAAATCATCCATTTATACCCTATGTTTTCAATATAATAATCAATATTATTAATTTTATAATGAAAACATCCACCTGGTTTTATTTTTGTATATAAAAAATTACCTCCATGTGTATCAGAATGATTTAAATCTAAATAATGAAATATAAATATTGACATAAATATTTGTTCATAAATATTTTTCCATATTTTATAATTTAATTTTGATTTATATTTTTCTATAAAATAATAATAATCACCATTAGCTAATTCATATAACATAATTGAATAATTTTTAAATTGTTTTTTTGCTTTTGCTAATATATCAGGATAATTATTATCTCTAATAATAGTATTACAAATTGAACTAGAATATAATATTGGAAAATGACAAATATTATTTTTTAATGCATAATTTGATAATGCTTGAAATATTGAAAGTTCTTGTTTTGTTTCTTTTCTTAATAATTGTATTTTTGCTATAAATCTAGGTATTTCTTTAAATTCTGGATTAATATTTTTAGATTTATAAACAACTCCATATACACTTGGAGATCCAATTTGTTTATATAATAAAATATTATTTGATAATAAATATTGATTTTTATTTTCTGTTAATTCTAAACATTTATTTTGTTTAAAATTACTAAAATATGAAATTAACTTCATATTTTTTTTATTTATTTCATTAATACCCATCGATTTTAATGATGATAATGATTTTAAATAATTAAAACTAACTTTTTTTGGTGGAGATATTGAAGTTTTTAATAATTTAATTTCTTTTTTTGAACATAAATTATTAATTTTATCATATATTTGAATATCTTTTTTATTCATTTTTGAAGGTATTATTATAGATGAACAAAAATCATCAACTATATTGTAAATATCTTTTGATTTATTTTCTAAACATTTTTTTTCAAATTTCTTATAAATAGGTGATTTAGATGTTATTTTTCTATTTGTTAATGGATTAACATTTTTATTAATAATCCATAAATTACAATCAGATGCAGTAATTTCTTTTTTAATTACCATTACTATTTTAAATATTTATATTATTTAATAATTATCTTTTTTGTTTTATTTTAAATATTTTAAAAATTGAAAGTTTATATTATAATTTAAATATATGCCTTCTAATGTTGCTTATACTAATGAACGTTTAGAATTAATAAAAAAAGAAAGTGAACAACGCCGTTTTATTAATAAATTTATTTATGAAATTCAGGAATTATCTTTTTATGAAGCAACAACACAATTAATAAATAAAATTGAAGACATTTATTTACAATGGAACAATGATATATAGCCTTTTTTGGTTATTTATTTGAAAAAATCAAATAAAAAAAAGAAAAACAATTGAAATATTTATACAGTTGTAGCAACAGCAGGTTCAGATGAAACTGTTTTAGATCCAGCAGTTGGGAAATGATGAGAAATTAGACGCTGTAGAATGAAAAATGTAACCTCTTCGCCATTATTAATTTTAAGAATGTTCTTTAGTTTATCGTCCGGAAGAATAATGCGACGATTAGTTGGTTTATTTAGATTATGTTCTTTAACATAAGCATTAATATAACGAGTAATATCAGTTCGCGATTTTTCAGTTCCGTGAGGAACATTAATAAAATCACAAAGTTCATCTGAAATTTTATTTGGTTTAGCAAATCCAGATGGAGATTTGCGAGCATTATCTCTCTTCTTTTGAATACGTTCAACAATTTTACGAAGTTTATCATGTTCTTTTAGAACTGGTTTAAGAGAACTTTGAATATCCTTAATTAAAAGTGCAAGACTTCCAATTTTATCAGCTAATAATTGAACTACATTTTCAACATCTGCTGTTTTGTCTTCAGAAACTACTTCTTCTGATGATGTGGATGGAACACTAGTCTCATCAACTTTTGCAACTACAACAGGAGCAGCTTTTGCACGCGACTTTTTAACTGAAACTTCTGTTGTTGATGGTGGAGTAACTTCTACTTTTGGTTCAACTTTTGCTGTTACAACTGGTTCAACTTTTGTTTCAACAACCTTAGCTTTATTATCAACTTTTGATGGTTCTGCGACTTTACTGGTTTCTGGTGTATTATTTTGTTTTTTTGCAACAGGAGGCATTATATTTTATATTTCTATATAATAATAAATCTTTATATCAATTTTTAATTAAATTAAAAATTCTCATTAAATGATTTTTATCATTATCATTAATTTTATTCCAATCTTTTTTTGTAATAGGGATATAAATAAAATTGCATATAAATTTACCTTTATTAATACCTAAATCATTAATTATATAATTTTTTGAAAATGGATTAATATTAATTAATAAAATTTCTTTATTTAAAAATACATGTTCTCGAATATTTCCGGCAATATATTCTGCAGTAGTTATTAACATATCATGAATAATATCAATAGTTTCATCATCATTTTTAATATGATAATAATTTTTATTATTATTAATAATATTTAATTTAAATATTATTTCATGTTCATTTTCATTTTCATCTATATGAGTAATAACTATTTTAGGATATTTTTTACAATCTAAATCAATAAAAATTGGTTCTGTTAAATCTCTTAAAAATATTCTAATTTTTTTCTTGTTTTTATTATAATAATCAGAATAAGTAATATCTAAATTAAAAGAATGTGTAATAATATTATTTTTAGAAGTCATTACATTTAAAAACTCCTTAAATAATTGACTATTAATAATATAATCAAATGTTTCTTCCCAATTATTATAATTAATATTCAAATCTTCATTATTTAATATTTGATTATATGCGTTTGTTGCTTCTGTAAATTCTTTTATTTTTTTATTTTTCTCATCAATTTCTTTAATATTATTTAATTTATCTGGATGAGATTTTAATGCTATTTTTCTATATGCTTTTTTAACTTCTTCAATTGTTGAATCATCACTAATATTAAGAATTTTATAAGGATTTTCAAACATATGTTTTATTATATTTAAAACTATAAATATTTATATTTTTAAATATAAATATGAATAATACATTGAACGAATATATTGATATATGTATATGTTCTAATGGTTCTCATTATGATGTTTCAAAAGTTATTTATGAATTAATAAAAGATAAATTTTCATATTGTGGAAAAAATATATGGAAATATAATAATAATAATAATATCATTATTGATGAAAAACAAAATTATTTAAAAAATGAAGTAAAATCAAATGTTATTAATATTTTTATTATAAGAGGTAATTATTGGGATGATAAAGCACTTATCGAACCTAATATAAATATATCAAATGACTATAAAATTAAATCATCGATTTTATTGCAAATTGCTAATAAACTAAAAGATAATAAATATTTAGGACATATTATTAAAGAACTAAAACAATTTTTTCATAATATAATAGATGACTGATATAAATAAAACGAAACAAATAGTTAATGATTATTTTAATTATGATAAATTAAGTAAATATTTAGATACTTTAAATACTTATAAAATATTCAAATATTATAATATAAATATTTTTTATTATGAAAAATTAAATGATAAGATTGATGTAAATTATATTAATAAAATTCTAAAAAGAGCATATATTATTACTAAACATATAAATAAAACATTTAATATTCATTTAATATTATCACCTCTTAAAAAAGAATTTGATGGACTTGTTTTAACTGCTAAAAATTGCAATTCAGGTTTAACATATATTTATTCTAATAAAGATAATCCAATTGTTAATATTTATATCATAAGAAAAGAAGAATTTGGTAAAGTTATTATTCATGAAATTATTCACCATATTACATTAATTCATTCATCTTTTAAAAGATCTAATATAAATAAACTTAAAAAACATTTTAATATCTCACTAAAAGCTAATATTGATCCAAATGAAACTATTGTTGAATTTTGTGCAACCATTTTCCATTTATATCAAATAAGTTTAGAAACTAATACCGATTATTATAAGTTATTTAAGGACGAATTAAACTATTCCTTATATAAAACAAAACAATTATTAGATTTGCAAAAAAAGATGCCTAATGGTATTTGGTATGAAGAAAGTCATATTTATTGTTATATAATTTTTAAAACTATTATTATGTATAATTTATGTGAATTTTTAAAAATATATACATATCCTTATAATGATGATATTATAACTGATTTTATTATTAATCATTCCAAGTTTTTGTTATCATTAACAAAAAATATTCCAATAACTATTAATAGACCATCCAATTCTTTATGTTTTATGATTCATAGTGATTATTAATTTAAAGATTATTTTAAAATAACCTTAAATAGTTTTTATCTTATTAAGATTTTCAATAATATCATTATTTATTCATAATTTAATAATGAGTGTAATATTATAAAACAAAATTATTTAATAATAATAATAAAAATAAATGTCAATTGAAGATATTCATTATCTTAAAAATAATAGTATTAAACAAACCTGTATTATTTTAATTGATAGTAAAAATAGAAACTTTGATATATATCCAGATCCAAATGAATATATTGTTAATTTTGATGTTCCATTTAAAAATGTAATTGGATTTGATATTATTGATTCTAGTATTCCAAGAACAATGTATTCTGTTGATAAATATAATAATTCTTTATTTATTTATATTCACCCAGATAAAAATGAAACTTCTTTCAATAATATTATTAATAATTTAAATAATAATAATAATACTGATCCAACATTTAAAAATATTTTTATTGAATTAAAAATTCCAATAGGTGATTATACATTCCAATTTTTTATTGATGAATTTAATGCAATAATAAAAAAATATTTTTTAGAAAAATATTTTCCCGGTAGAAATGATATATCATTAGAAGCAAAAGGATTTACTGATCCAACAGAATTAACTGATATTATTCAATTTATATGTAGTCATTCATTTATTTTTAATATGGGTAATAGTTCTATCGCAGAAACATTAGGCTTTAATTTATTAACTAAAAAAGAATTACATAATATAAATTATACTTATTATGATAAATATAAAAGATTATATATTTCTTATAATAATAATAATAATACAGCTAAACCTAATACTATTATTGCTCCCGGTATGGTATGTTTTACTGGTGAAAAATATATATTAATGAGATCAAAAGAAATAGAAGAACATTCATTTGGATCTCTAGCATATACTAATAATAATTTAGGTATTGCTAAATTTAGAACAAATAGTATAGGATTTAATGATGAAAAATTATATATTACAAAAATACCAATAAGAGAATTTCACCCTATTGGTAAATTATCTCAATTAAGTATAAGATTTGAAACTATTGATAAAAATTTATATGATTTTAAAGGTGTTAATCATAACATAACATTAGCTATTTATTATTATGAACCGGCATTTAAACAAACTAATACTTTTAATTCTATTTTAAATCCAAATTATAATACTAATTTTAATGATTATAAATATACAAATGATGAACAAGAAATAATTAATGAAGATGATGATGATGAAGATGATTTAGAAGATGATATTAATGAAAATTTTTCACGTGATAATATTAATATTTATAAAAAAATGGAAAATAAATATAATTATTTACAATCGTAAATGTTCCTTAAAATTATCTATATATTCAATTATATTCTCTAAATTTTTTTTTGTAAATGTTCCATTTTCTATTAATTTTTCCATTTCTTTATTTGTTATTGAACCATCATTTAAACCTTCTAATATTTTACCCTCAAATCCTTCTAATATTGCTGTTTTAACTTCTTTTTTAGGTTCTTCTTCTTGTGGTGTAATATCATTTGTAAAACCTTCTACATATCTATATTTTTTAAATTGGCATCCATATATAACTATGAATAATATTGCAAAAATTAATGCTAATGATAATAATTTTAATATATTATCATAATATCCCATTATTTTTAATTCTTTCTGTTTTTATTATAAGATATTAAAAAAATTAAATATTCTCATTCAATAGAAATGACAGAATTAAATATCGCTTATTCATATAACGGAAATGAAATGATGGATGATAAACAATCAGATGATATGATGATTGATTATCAACAATCTCAACCTCAACAACAACTTCCACAACAACAACCTCAACAACAACTTCCACAACAACAACTTCCACAACAACAACTTCCTCAACAACTAGTTCAACTTCAACCACAACAATTATCACCTATAAATAATAGTTATTACATAAATCAGTCTCAACAACAACCACATAATATTAAAAAACAACAAGTATATCAACAAAGAAATCCAGAATATTCATTTTGGGATAGAATGATATTATCTCGAACAGATGTTTTTAAATTAGTTTTATTGGCTTTTGTTATTGTTTTAGGTATTTCTATTTTTTCAATAGGTAATCATTATTTAACTCAATATTTATCTGATAATATATTATCATCAACCCAAGAATTTATTATTCGAATAAGTTATCCAATATTAATATTTATATTATTATGGATAATTAAATCTTTATAAATTAGATATCAATGAAATTACAAGAAATATATGATATTATTAAACCATTAATTGATATCATTATTAATAAATATTTTAAAGAGAAATATGATTTTATTATTAATATCATTTCAATTTTTAATACTAAAGCATCAGAACACGCTTTAAATATAGGTAATTCAGGGACAACATTATCAGTATTAAAATGTACATGGATATATAAAATTTATTATTATTTAATATTATTAGTTTTTCTAATTTGCTGTATTTGGATTATTTATGATATTTTTAATAAAAATTATTATGCTTCTAATGCTTATTTTAGCATTTTAATAACAAATCAATTAAAATTAAAAGATATTCCCGAATTTAAACAAATTGAAAATATTATTTATTTAACTGATAATTTTTCATTTGATATTAATTTTATATTTTTTATTATCATTTCTATTATTATAATTGCTATTGTATGTTATTTTCAATTTATACTCAATTTAAATGAATTATATATTGAATTTAATTTATTTATACCTTTTATATTTGTCATTATTATAATTGGATTTATCTATTTTCTATTTAATTTTAATCATCTTAATATATTATCCCGCAGAAATAATTCTTTAATGCAATTAATTTATAATAATATTAATATGCAATTTATTAATGAACAACATTTATGCAATTATTTACAAAAAAGAGATAAATTTGATGATTATTTTGTTCATGGTAATTGTAATGATATTAAATATCTTTTTTCTATAAAAAAATTATATTCTTATATAACTTTACAAATTAATGAAATATATAGTAAAGATAATAATGTTAATATTGAAACATTTAAATATATGAAAGATAGTAAAGGTATTTTTTATAAAGATAGATTAAAATCTGCTTTTTTTACATTTTTAATTATGAAATATTTTGTCGATAATAACTTATCAACTGATGCTAAAAACTTTTTTTCAACTTATAATTTAATGAAATTAAGGCTTAAACCTCGCATTAATCCAATCTTAAATTTAAATTACGACTCTATTTTATTTAATTCACCTGATTTATCTTATTCTATACCTGAAATGCAAAAAGCATTCAATAATAATAAAGAAATATATAATTTTGTATATAATGATTTTTATAATATTAATTCAACTATTCAAAAAATAATTGTTGATATATATAATATTTGTAAATACAAAATGATTTGCGTATATTATTATTATTTATTAGTTGGTATAATTATGACTTGTATCATATTATATTATTTTATTAAAAATTATTATAATAGATAATTATAAATAAATGTCAGAAACTAATCCACAACTGTTTTTGGATTATTTTGAAAATAAAATTAATAAAAATCATTCAATTGATCCATATAATTTAAGAAACTTATTTCTTAAATTATTATTACTTTTAAGAAATTTAATTAAAATAAAAGATAAAAATAATTTTATTAAACTTACAACTATACTAAATAATATATATATAAAATATAAAATATTATATAAACTTTTATATAAATTTTCAATTAGATATGTTGAAAATAAATCAAAAAATATTTATACATTTATTCCATTATATAACGAAACATTTGATCAGAATAGAAAAATTAAAATAGATGAAATATTAAAATATAAAGTTTTATTTGATATTTATAAATATTATTTAGTCATTTTATTTATATTAAAAACAAATATATTAAAATATGAAAATGATAAAGAAATTGCTATACCAGATATATTTAATAAAAAAACTTTTAAAGTTTTATCAGATACAAATTATAATGCTGAAGAAGATATTTTTGAATATAACATAAGTTTACAAGAATTTGAGCCTATTGAAACGTATATTAATAATAACAATGAAGCCGATATTAATTTAAATGTTTTATTAAATAAAATTAGTAATGACGAAGATATAATATTAGCACCAGCACCAGCAGCAGCAGCAGCAGCAGCATCACCAGCAGCAGTATCACCAGCAGCAGTATCACCAGCAGCAGCATCACCAGCACCAGCAGGAGCACCAGCACAACCACCAGCACAACCAGCAGCAGTAT